GTTTTGTTGTGAAAGAGAAATTTGCCGAACTCCAACGGTTGGGCATTCTCCTCAATAAGACCCGTGAAGAAGTGGCTCGTGATCATGTCACACGTGCAGAAGTCCGAGCCGATGCCCAGATGCTCCTCGACCGGCTTGATCGGTTGGAGCAGAAGATAGACAGATTGGTGAATCACAATGCCAAGCAAGTCGGGTAAACAACATCGTTTGATGGCCTTGGTTGCTAACGACCCGAAAGCAGCCAAACGTATTGGAGTCCCCCAGAAGGTTGGGAAGGAATTCATGAAGGCTGACAAGGGTCGCAAGTTCAGGAGTAAGTAAAAATGTTTAGCGTTAAAAAAGCCGTTGCTGCTCGCAACAACCGTCAAGAAATGGCTGGCGACAAAATGGGCCGTGCTATGCCGATGCGCGGCAACATGGCTGATAAAGCCGGTCGTGCGATGCCCATGATGAAGAAGGGCGGCAAGGTAAAGTCAGGAAGCTCAGCTTCCAAACGGGCTGACGGCGTTGCTCACAAGGGCAAGACCAAGGGCAAGATGGTTCGTATGAACTACGGCGGTAAATGCTAATGAGCAGCGGTCCAAAAACCCGTAAGGCAATCGGCCCGACTAGTCCTCGTGGCATTTACATGGCTGCGGTGCGAGCACCGGGCAAAAGCCTTGATATGCCGGACGAAGAGCCGGAGAAAAAAGCCAAGGGCGGTATGCTCAAAGCGGCTAAGCGCAAGATGCCAAAGTTCGGTCCTAAGTACGGCTTTAAGAAGTTCTCAAGTGGTGGCTCAGCCTCCAAGAGAGCAGACGGCTGTGCTGTTAAGGGCAAGACTCGCGGGAAGATTGTCTGATGATGGCGTCCCGAGGCATGGGTGACATTAACCCTAAAAAGATTCCCCGTGCTAAACGGCGTGGGGATTCTAAGCCTGTTATCGGGACGGGTAAGCCTATCCGCACTTTCAAGAAGGGCGGCGAGAGCAAAGTCAACGAGGCCGGTAACTACACCAAGCCCGGTATGCGTAAGAAGTTATTTGAGTCAATCAAAGCTTCGGCAACGCAGGGTACGGGTGCAGGGCAATGGAGCGCAAGAAAAGCACAACTCCTAGCCAAGCGGTACAAAGAAAAGGGCGGCGGATACAAGTCATGAAAGCCCCGCAGCAATCCTTGAAAGCTTGGACTGCTCAGAAGTGGAGAACGAAGAGTGGTAAACGATCTTCTGACACGGGTGAAAGGTATCTTCCGGAGGCTGCTATCAAAGCTCTCTCCCCCGCCGAGTATGCCCGAACCACCGCAGCCAAGCGAAAAGGCAAAGCCCAAGGCAAGCAGTTCGTCGCGCAGCCCAAAGGTATCTCGCAAAAAACGCGGTCCTACCGTCAAAAGGGGAAGTAAGTGACGCTTGGAGATTTTCTCAAAGCCCGACTTGATGCTATGGCAGAGGCCAAGCGGATTGAAGGGAGTTCACCTGCTAAAGAAGTTGCTGGTAAGTCTATCGGCAAGTATGGCCTTTTTTATATCACGTTGATCGTGGTGATTGGGGTCGTCTCTAGTCTTCAGTTGGATAACGAGAAAATTGCTGCCGTTATGGGCTTGCTTGGCGCGTCTCTGACCGCGCTCATATCGATGTTGAATAACATCGCTGGAGCAAACGAAAAGGTAGAGGTAAAGCCTGAGTTTGAGGTCATCAAGGAACTCATTGCCAAGCTCGACCGACTGGATCGGAAAGAAATGCCGATGCGAGTAGACGTTGAAGGCGACCATGTCACTGTCACCAAAGGTGACGACGTAGTGACGGCGAGGAAGTAATGGCCTACAAAACTACTGCTACCACCGACTTTAATCTCGACCTCAATACAATTATTGAGGAAGCGTTTGAACGTTGCGGTGCTGAACTCCGTACAGGTTATGACTTCCGTACGGCTAAGCGCAGTCTTGCGTTGCTTCTGATGGATTGGTCAAACCGGGGCATCAACCTCTGGACATTGGAAGAAGGCACCAAGACGCTGAGTTATAACGTCGGTACGTACGACCTTGAGCCTGACACGGTTGATCTGCTTGATCACGTGATTCGCACTGGGTCTGGTACGAACCAGCAAGACATCAACATCAGCCGCATCTCGTCGAGTACCTACGTCTCTATTCCGAACAAGAATGCGACGGGTCGTCCGATTCAGATTTGGATCAATCGGCGTACGGGTGCTACGGGCGCAGATAACGTTGTAGTAAAACCGCAGTTCACGGTTTGGCCGAAGCCTGACAACAGCACGACTTGGATTCTGTATTACACGCGACTGCGTCGAATGTTCGACCCCGGTAATGGCGTTAACGGACAGGATATTCCATTCCGATTCTTGCCGTGCTTGGTCGCGGGTTTGTCTTACATGTTGTCTATGAAAATTCCAAATGCTGATGCGCGTACGCAGGTACTAAAAGCCCAGTACGACGAGGCTTGGGATTTGGCGGCTGGTGAGGACCGGGAAAAAGCGGCGGTTCGGTTTGTCCCACGTGAGAGTTTCTTGGGTGGCTACTAATGCCAAACAGGTTCGCAAGTGGCAAACATTCCATCGCGATGTGCGACCGGTGTGGGTTTCAATACAAACTCCGCCAGTTGAAGTCGATTGTGATCAAGACCAAGAACGTAAATATCTTGGTCTGTCCGGAGTGTTGGGAGCCTGACCAGCCTCAACTCTCGCTTGGTTTGTATCCTGTGGATGACCCGCAGGCTCTACGAAATCCAAGGCCGGATACGAGTTATTTTGCGGTCGGTAATGACGGTGCCAATGGTAGCCGTCAGATACAATGGGGCTGGGCACCCGTGGGCGGGGCCAGAGCGGATGATGCCGGACTGACGCCTAATGATTTAGCGCCGTTCGGTGAAGTAGGAACGGTGACGGTCGTTACGACCTAGGAGATTGAGATGAAGAATGGTGATGCAATGAAAGCTTTGAGAAAGCACGCTTCGCTCCCGGCGAGTAAAGCTCACGGTATGCGTGCTGGCGGTAAGACCAACAGCGAGATGAAGAAGTACGGTCGTGGCATGGCGAAAGTGATGAACCAGCGCAGCCCGGTGCGTAAGTCTTCTGGCCCGAGGTAAGTGCCATGAAAGAACTGAATCCCGGCAAGATCAAGCCGAATACGGACTCGACTGGTGAGAATGGCTATCCCGAAAAGGATGTCAACAAGGGCGTTACGCACATGGATATGAAGGGTGCTGGCGCTGCCACTAAGGGTAAGAAGTTCGTCTCGCAGATTAATTTGCAGTACAACGGCAAAGTACGAGCAGGCTGGAGTTAATGAACTACACGCAGCTTTCACAATCAATTCAGGACTACTGTCAGTCCACGGAGACCTCCTTCGTGGCGAATATCCCGAATTTTGTGCAGCTTGCTGAAGAGCGGATTTACAACTCCGTTCAGATTCCTGCTATCCGAAAGAATGTCACGGGGACGATGACAAATACGTTTCCGTACTTCCAGTTGCCCTCGGATTGGCTATCGACGTTTTCGTTAGCGGTAATTGATCCGACTACGGGCGAGTACGAGTACCTGCTGAATAAAGATGTGAACTACATCCGTGCTGCGTATCCTCCCCCGAACAGCACGGGTAAGCCTAAGTACTACGCAATTTGGGACGACGCCACCATGATTCTTGGGCCGACTCCTGATCAAGCATACACGGCTGAACTGCACTACTATTACTATCCGGCGTCTATCGTCAACGTAAATACGTCGTGGCTCGGAGATAATTTCGAGTCTGTTTTGCTCTACGGGTCGTTGCGCGAAGCGTACACCTACTTGAAGGGTGAGCAGGACATGATGACCTACTACGAGCAGAAATATCAGGAGTCGTTGGGACTCCTCAAACGTCTTGGCGATGGCTTGGATCGTCAGGATGCGTATCGTTCTGGACAAGTTAGGATTCCGGTGACTTGATGTTTAGTGGAAACGTAGAAGTCGGTCAGGTGTTTGTACAGACCACGGATCATCGCGGGCATACTGTAGATGAGATCGCAGAGCGTGCGGCCAACCGTATTCTCAGCGTTGATACGAAAGAAGCCCTGCACTATTGGCTTGTGAAGTACCTTACCGAAGCACAAGAGATTGAGCGTAAGGAGATTTGCAAAAAGCTAGATAAACAGGGTTATTCGGAAATTGCACATTTAATTGGAGACCTATAATGGCTATTACTCAGGCAATGGCAACGTCGTTCAAGGTTGAGATCCTTGACGGCATTCACAATTTTGGTACCGGCGTAATCCGTGCATCGGCTGCTGCGGATGTGTTTAAGCTGGCGCTGTTCACTTCGTCGGCTACGTTGGGCGCTGCTACAACGGCGTATAGCACGACAGATGAGGTTTCCTCGTCTGGCACGAACTACCCGGCGGGCGGTTTGACGTTGACGATCTCGCAGGTTCCCACTTCGTCTGGCACGACGGCTTTCATCGACTTCGATGATTTGACCTTCCCGAGCGCGACGATTACGGCGAATGGCGCGTTGATCTATAACGCTACGCAGAGCAACAAGGCTGTTGCGGTTCTGGCCTTTGGTGGTGATAAGACCTCCACGGCTGGTAACTTCACCATCCAGTTCCCTGCTGCCGCTGCTTCGACTGCGATTCTTCGCATCGCCTAAGTAGGCTACGTCTGTGACAGACGTAGTGGTAGCC